TTTATTACCTACTTTTTCGGTAATAAACTCTACTTTTTGAATTTCTTCTGTGATGAGTTTCATTTTATTCGGAAACTAATTGTACTACTTCTGTGATGGTCACATTTGTGGTGTTATCAAGAGCAAGAGCTGAAACTCTTACGCTTCTGGATAAAGTAGATCCAGTTGCAGTAATTACTCCAACAATTGATGATGTATTTGCAGCAATAGTAACTGTTGAATCAGTTGTAGCAGTTACTAATCTATGAACTGTATTAATTCCGACAGGTTGGGCGTTTTCAATTGTTACATAATCACCAACCAAGAAAGGATTCCCTGCATTATTATCAAAAGTAATTACAGTTGATGCTCCTGTAGTAATTCCTACTATCTGCTGCTTTGCAAGTCTTTCCTTTAAAACTTCATTTCCAAAAGGAGAAATCAAGAAAGAATTAACAGTAGCTACAGGTTCTCCCCCAGTTTCTACATATACTGCTGTTGAAGCACAAGCAACACGAATATATCCGCTTTTGAGTGCAATTGGATTGCTAGTAGCGGCTACAGAAACTGTAGGGGAAATTCTATTTACATTTTGGACAATTTTTATTGCCATTATTCGTTATCTCCAGTAGAATCATCTTCACCAAACATCACTGCAGCAATTTCTGGACGAGCAGCATCTACTCTATCAGCAGCTTTTGCATACAAAAATTCTTTAATTCTGTCGGAAACATCTGCTGGAGCACCATCAGATGCAATCAAATCGATAAGTTCTTCCATAAATTTATTTTATTATTATAGGACTATTTATATTTTGCCACCTTTAGGTTCTTTTATCTCTACCTGCGACACATCTACTGTTGGTTCAATTGGCACCTCTCCTCCAGCACCTTGCTCAATTGCTTGTCCAGCACCTTCCTCACCTGCAGGGGGTAATGGATTTCCCATTTCATCTACTGGTGCATTTGGATCTGGGAGTATACCTTTTTCAATTTCATCATCAATTTGTAAATCAATATCGATAATTTCGGAGTCTGTTTGGCGAAGAATTTTCTTACGCACATACTCTGTTGAATAATATTTACCGATATAAGGTTCTACCGTAGTCAAAAGTGTCAAACGATTTGTGAGAAGTTCTGCTTCTTTCAATTCTGAAAAATGATTGTCGTAAAGGAAGTCATATTGAATATGATCTTCCATCTTTTCCCAATCTTCGGGAGAAACTATATTCTTCAGAAGAAGTTGGGTACGAAGCATATCATTAAACATCTGAGCAAATCTTTTTCTCAGACGACCGACAAATTTAGAAAACTTTAATTCATCTCTCAGAATCTCTGAAGAACGACCCATATTAAATCCTTCTCCACCCCCAGCAATTCTGGTTTCGGGTACATTCAAAGATCTATAAAGTTTCTTTTGGAAATATTCAATATCAGACAATTCTCCAAGATTTTGACCACCTGGAAGAGTAGTAATTTCCGTTCCTCTACCACCTTCACGACGAGGGAGCCAGAAATCTTCAAGCATACTCATAAATTTACGATCGTCACGGATTTCTCCAGTATTAGCATCGTAAACTAATTTATTTCTATAGCGAGACATAACCTCTTTGAGATATTGCTCTGCTTTTACCTTTGGAAGATTGCCAACATCAATATAAAAAATACGACGCTCTGGTGCTCTTGATAATCTGTAAATGACAAGAGAATCCTCAATCATTCGGAGTTGATTGAGTGCCTTAATTGCTTTATGTAGATATGAAAGAACTGTGCCTTTATTTCTATCAACCAATCCTGAGGTGCAATATGTAATTGAATCTTTAGCGATTTTAAGAGAACCTTTAGAAGCGCCACTTAAATTACCCATCGGGTAACTTGGAGTTGAAGAGTAGATAAAGTATTCTTCCATTTCAGAATACATTGTATCTAAATTATTTGCCGAATTTCCATTATAATTTAATCTATCTACAATATCTGTGCCATTTTTTCCCTTCGTTCTCTTTTCTTGACGAACGTGCTTCATCTTCATTGGATCAATATACCTCAATTCCTGAATACCATCTTGAGGTTTTTTCATATCAATGACTTTTAGATAATAAAGTCTTCCATCAACATACCAATTTCTAAAAATTTCGTGAGATTTTCTATCAAAATCCATCATCTCTTTGATGGACTTAAACTCTTTTCTAATTATATCCTTTAACTTATCGCTTGCGTTTAGATTTGTTAATTCAATCTCAACGGGAGAATCATAAAGGTCGCTTACGATTGCTTCATTTACAATATCTTCGATGGCACTATCACACTCTGGATGAAGTGCCATCTCACGATAACGGCGCATTAAATCAAATTCAGTTCTATAAACACCTTCAATGTCTACATATTGACCATAAAATCCAGATTGAATATAATAATCAACCCCGTCCTCATCGGTTTGAGGTACGGGGGAAACTATTGATTTGGATTTTTTTTCATTATCCTCAATCGAAAAACCAAAAAGTTTCGCCATTTTATAAGTTAAACGTTATATGATACTCTATTTAGTTAATATCTTCACCGCCTGCTGCTGGCGAAGATCCTTTAATTGCTTCCCACCAATGTACTTGCATTTCAACAGTAAACTCTTGAATTGCTTCAGTCTCGTATGCCAAGTTAATTGCACTTACGCTAGTTGGGAATAAATCATAGAAGTGATAAGCTCTTAAGATGCTTCCATCACGATTAAGTTGATAAACAAATGCATCTGCTTGATAAAGTGCTGGATCTGTAGTGCCAGTTGCATCAGAAAGGCGATTCATGTAGTTGGTCCACTTTTCAAATGCAGAGCGAATTGCAAAGTCAGTATCGTTAATAACAGTAATCGTCCAGCTTTCGAATGTGCGATCTCCAGCAAGTCTTAAAGTTCTTCCTCTGAATGCTACTTCAACAGGAGTAACATTTGATGCGGGAAGATTTGCTGCTTTGACAAGAAATCTACTCTTGTCTAGGGTATTTGAGTCAATACCAAGTGCTGCTGGGAAAGCAAGCTCAACTTCAAAGAGGTTACTTCTGGTGCCACCACCCGACAGCTTGCTCTTGAAGTCTGTAATTTTTCTTAATGGAATTGTGTTAAGTTGGGTTCTGGTTGCCATTTTGTGTTAAACCTCTAAATTAAAAGTTTCCGATTACTTCTTCAAAATCAACACCAGTCTTGGTGGCAATAAAGTTGAGTCCAATGAAGTTGATGGACCTTGCTGGTTTGATGTAAATGTCTGCAATGAATTCATTATTATCTATCACAGCAGCAGTGTTATTTGTCTCATCGCAAATAACAACATAATCAAAGATTCCTCTCTTGGCTTGGACATCGCGCAAGAATGGTTCGATTGTATTTACGAAGTTTGTTCTAGTGATTTCGTCATTGAATTCAAAGAGAGCATCCTTTGCTGCTTGAGAAATTGCATCCTCAAGATAAACAAACAAACGACGCACATTGATTCTATCAAATGCAGATGCTTTAGATAGACCCGTCTTGTCGCCAAAGAGAATGATTCCAGCTCCAGGTGAGAATATCACCGGATTGACTCTATTTGAGTAGAGTTTATCTCTTTGAACTTTTGATGGATTGTATGCAAGTTTAACTGCATTTAGAATTGCACCTCTGGAAGTTCCCGCAGGTGAATACCAAGCAAAGTTGTTAATATCATTGCGAGCACAAAGACCAGCAATATCTCCATTTAATGGCACATATCTAAAGGTATTTGCAAATCTGTCATACATGTATTTGTATCCACTATCAAAGATTGCATAAGAAGAAGAAGCAACAGGGGCATAAAACTCGATTACGTTATCAGTAATATCGGCAGCAGATCTTACAGTTACTGCGGTTTGTACCGAAGTATCCGAGAGAGCAGCACCTCTATATGGTGAAATAAATGCAATCGCATCTTTTCTCAATTCTGCAACAGAAATTAGTTTATTAGCAAGTGCCTGTGCTGTTGAAATATCATATGCAGCAGATCCCATCAGGAGAAAATCTACTTTAAAGTTTTCTGTATTTTCGAATAAATCATATCCATCAGACAACTCTCCAAGAGTCGCTGTTAGAGAACCAGCAGTATCAAGGTTTGCCACACCACTGTAGTCTTTACCACGAGTGAGGGTGTTTGTAGATGCTCCAGCAGCAGCAAAGGTAATTCCCTCTGCTTCCTGATCCCAAGCAACGTCCGATTCTAAATTGAAACCACTACTATATCCTGTGGTTACAATACCGGTTGGTGATCCTAGACCGAAGATATACTGCGAATTATTTGCAATATACTTTCTCCAGTAAGATGGATTGCCCACAGAAAACTCTGCATCAGATGCCTTCGACAAACTTAAATGCTTTTCAAGAATTGTTCCAGCATTTCCAGTTACAGTTCCAAAAGCATCAATTACTACTACATGGACTTCATCAAATCTAGAATCTCTTGCTGCAGCATATGCAGAAGTTCCTGGTCTTGGAGCAATATTATTCCAAGAAATAGAAGAAGTACTTGTGAGACCTAAAGTTTGTTGATCAAACCAATCTAGTCTAGAAGTATATGAAGTTGATCCTGCTGCAACAGATTGACCAGTTGCATGAATTGCAACACTTCCAGTTGAAGAGAAGGCATAAACTCCAGAAGGTTGATAGTCAACTTGAGTTTCGGTGCCTGCTGCAGAAACGTGAGAAAGTACTTTAACGTATATTCTGCTTCCAGAAATTTCGGTGATAATTCCTTTTAAGTGACCATCAAGAACTGAAGTTGTACCAGCACCAGGATTAACTCTACCTGCAACTGATTGGGTGACACCAAATCCAACTGCAATTGTAGTAATACCCGATGCTACTGATGTATTAACACCAACTAAAATTTGATCTGCTTTTGAATCAATAATCCCAACCTTGAGTCCATTTGACCAAGATCCTGGGTTTCTTGCGGCAACTACGACATTCGCAAGAACGTTTTCATCATATCCTAATGCATTATAATGGTCTAAACTATCAATTTTTACACTTGATGCAGTTCCAACAAATCCATTTCTTAAATCATTATCGTTTGCTCTTACAACTCGGAGTGCTCCACCATATGCCAAATATGAAGAAGCAGACAACCAATGCTCGTAATGTTTGTCTGTTGAGTATGGCTCTCCAAAATTGTTGAGCAAATCATTTTCATTTTCAACTAAAGTTGGCGAGTCTACAGGTCCCTTCGCAAAAGGTGCTACAATCGCGCCAATCTTATCTGACGAAGGAGTAGCTCTTCCAAGAGTTAAATCAACTTCTCTAACTACAATTCCAGGAGATGCTAAATTAAGCGGCATCTTTATTCTCCGTGTTACCAGAATATTCTAAAAGTATTTATAAATTCCTGCTTCTTAAAGTTACCTATAATCCCACATATAAGATCTGTCCCCATATTCATCCACATTCCAAATTTCCATAGACTCCATAGAATTATTATTTGCCGCAACTAACCATCTATCGCCTGTTTCTTTTTCTACAAAAATATCCATATCTTCTAATCCATCCGAAATAAACCCAAATGGGGACATATCTTGCTCAATTTGATTTTTTTGCTCTTCATAAATTCTTTTGCGAACGTCGTTGTCCGTCATTTCTTTGAAGTAGTCTTGAGCGACTAACCAAGAAAAAATAACCAAACACATTGCAAGGTCATCATTACAACCTTCTTCTGCCTCAAAGGAATTGTGTTTTTGAGAAAATGTTGTAAGTTCGCTAATAATATCGTAGTCTACGGTTAGAAGTTTATCATCTTCAAGTAGAGTCTTAAGGTTAGAGCATCCTAATTTTTTAACAGCGGCAGTCATACGAACACCGAGTTGAGATTTCTTCCCACTAAAACCAGAACCTACAATCTGACCTGCACGACCTCTCATTGCACACATCAAAACATTATCATATTCGAGATCAAAGTGTAGGATACTTGCAACTTGATCACCAATATCATTGACCTCAATCAGTAACCAAGCATCATTATATCCTTTTGCTACTTCGTGAAT